TTGCCTTGAAAGATTGTCCCTTAACTTTATTTTGTCATAATAAATAGGAAACACATAATTCTTGCGAGTTGGAGACTGCAATACATCTTCTAAACCGACACGCCTTGCACGAAGAGATTCAACCTCATCATCTAATGTCTTACGAAGTGTTTCTTGCTTCTTTGTAAAGCTACCCTGTTTGCGTATGTCTGCTTCAAGCTTTGCTAACTTGTCAGCCTTATCAGCAATGCTTTCATCTATCTTAGCAATACGAGCAGATACTTCAGCATCATCCATAAGAAGACCGACATATCTTGCATCTTGATCAAATGATTCAAAAAACTCTTTCATTTGACTATGAGCTTGTTTTTGCTGATTGCTTAAACCATCCCTCGCAGAACGCACGACTGCTGGATCAGGAGAAGATAGTTTAATATACCTATTAATAGTATCCTCTACCCAATCATCAAAGCTTTTATTGAATGGATTAAAGTCTGCTGTGTACGCGCCAAATACTTTAGATGCCCTTTTGTTTCCAAGCATCTGTTCTGAATGCAAATTACGCAATCCATCTTCTAAGCGTCTAGCAGAGCCTTCATAAACAAATGAACGCTGTATTACTGATTGAGGCACAGCTTTTCTTGCAGTGCCAGACAATGGAACAGAAGAGTTATATGATAATTTTATAAATATTTCTTTAATTTCATCTGGAACATCCATCCCAAGCACTCTTTGTCCAAATGAACCAAAGTAAGGATTACCAACAACAGCATCATAATCATCTTCGCCGACATCAGATAACAACTTTGCCTTGTCCACATTATCATCAAAGACATGATTAAATTTTTTGCCAGTAAATAAATTTTTTAATTTATTGCCAGAAGATCTAATAAATGGATCTGCACCTTTTACAATGCCGCCAAATGCACCAGACACAATAGTATCTGTGGCTATGTTAAGTTGTGATTCATAAGGCAAATCACCAACAGCAAACGGCGCACGTCTGGCTTCAGATGCAATGCCATAAGCTAAACCAACTTTGCCAGCATTGTATGTTGCCCTGCCTATAGTAGCAGAATTTTTTACTATATTTATTCCAGGGACAAAATTTAAAGCAAACAAAGGATCAATAACAGAACCAGCTATAGTTGAGGTAATAGGCGCACCAGATAATTCGTTTCTGCGATCAATAGCTTTTTGTACTCGCCCTTCTAAATAACGAAGATGATCTAAGTTTTTTGCTCTTAACAAATCATCGTAATAAGGAAGATACTCTTCACGAATATTGTCTGCCGCAATAAAGCTTCTATCAATAGGGATATCATCAAATAATTGTTTTTCTTCTATGTTCTCAACAAAAGGCATATTGTTATATGCCATAGTCGCAACAAAACCTTCACCCCAAGATGTGGTTGAAAGATCTTGTATTTCTGGCGTCACAGAAACAAAGAAGTTATTAGAATCAGCATCTCTCATTAATCTATCGCAAACATAGTTCTAGCAAATTTACTTTTTATTGGTTGAGTAAGAGCATCGAAAACCTCTTCTTTACGCCTTGCTTCATCTCTAAGCAAAGCCGCATCAATAGATGAATCTTCAAATCTTTGCTGTCTACTCTTCAATACCGCCTGTGGGCCAACCTGTAATAGCTGTCCATGATTAGATCTAATAGCAACACCATTCTCATCCACCAAATAATATACAGGATAAACAGTTCCGTATCTTGGATCGGCAACAAGAAATGCATTATCTCCAAACGTATATTGTTTGTTAGCGTTGCTTGCTAAATCTAATTTCATATCAACAGCAAACTTAAACGCATTGTAGTCATCTGAATCAGAATAAATAGTCTTTGGATCGTAAAGAGTTTTTTGATCACCATAAACAACATCAGATGTTACAAACAAATTATCATATGAGTTTCTTAATATTTGTTTTGCCTTTTTCTTGCCATGAATAAGAACCAATTCTTCTGCAAACGTAGAATAAAATTCTCTTTGCTCAATGTTTTCTGGATCGACATTATCTGTAATAAAGTCTTGTATAGTTACTTTGTTGTAAGATGATGATCCAAGTTGAGCATCCAATTCTGCTTTTCTTGCATCTGCTGGCATTCTTTGAATGCGCTGAAGGTTTTGAAAAAACTCTTGCGTATCACCAATACCAGCAGTTCTATACGCCCTTAATGATTCCATTAAAGTAACGGCCTCATTATCCAAACCACGAGGAACAAATTGAACCTGACCATCCACAAACCTAGTAGTAGATTGTGAATAAAGATCTAACACAACATCTAGTTTGCCCTGATTAACAGCAGAGGCTAATAGGTTTGGATCTTCAAAAAGTCCTTGCACAGCGTCAGGTAGTTCAGAGTTTGTTCTAAACATGACATGATAAAGAGATTCCGCTTCACCCTGTAACACCGCATCAATGTTATTTAAAAAATCATAACCGTTTGAAATACCAGCTTTTTTAAATAAGAAGTCACCATTACTCTTCGAGATGCTGTTGCCGCGAGATAGATCATCAGCGATTGACTGCAATAATCTATCGTCTATTTGTGCGTTGTATATTTCTTGAGTATTGCCTTCTATGGCAGAGATATCGCCAGCAAGAATGTCTCTTGTTTCTTGACTGTCAATTGCTTTAAGCCACTCTTCATCAAAACCAATTTGATTAAGAATTGCTTTATTTTGTTCAGATATTCCAGAAAAAGAATTTTGTCTTAAAGCCATTTCCATAGCATTTAAGGCATCAATCTCATAACTTGTTTTAGCGGTAGGATCAATTTTATTACCAACAACTTCTTGCACACTACTAGCCATTTCACGAACCTGACCATTAAGTGCTTTACGAGTAAGTTGTTTTTTAAGATTAGGAATGGTTGTTGCGCTAATTCTGTCGGCATGTTCAACAGCAAGCTCATCAATCATTCTTTCAACAGAACCCCAGTTTGCCGCACCCAAACCATAATTGCCATTTGAAAAATGTTGTTCTACCTCATCCATAGTATCTACGATAAGGTTGTATTCATTAAGATATGCTTGTTTATCTTCAAGTTCTAAACGCTCTATAGTTGCGCCAGCAACATTTTCAGCCAGCAATGAGCCACCTAAATCACGAACAAAATTACCATACTTGCCAGCTTCTTTTGCGGTTTCATCTATGTAGGCGGTGTATGCAGTTTGAAAAGCATCTGGATTGCCTTCATGTTGTTTGCGCAAAACAGCCGCTCTGTTTTTAGCATCAATTAAAAATTCATTTTGATATCTTTTATCAATGATAGGTTCTGCAACTGACAAAGCCACAGGAGATAAATTTTTTGGAACTGATTTTATATTTAACTTTTGATCAGCATCCCTGACACGAAACTTCATGCCAGCTTCTCTGCCAACTTTTTCTTGCTCGATAACTGCGGCCCTATAGAACATATCTGAAAAATCATTAAAGGTAGACGCAACACTTTGCGCCGCTCTAACGCCAGCAGAAGAAGGCGTAACAACACCAATAGGCTTGTTAAAGTTTCCTTGTGATATGTATCTTTTAATTTCAGCCATTTAATTAGTCTCCAGATGGTGGAGTAACTTGTGAATATCTATATATGCCATTAGCAACAGTACCAAAAGCACTTATCATGCCCTGCCTTGATGCCATTTGACCAGCAAACCTAGCATCTGCCGCCGCAAATCTCATACGTTCTTGCGCAGATAAACTTTGCAGTCTTGCCCTTCTTATATCCTCTCTTGTTTCTTTCATCGTAGATCTTTGTATTGCTTCAAAAGAGCGATCAGATGCAGCTCTATTATTAAATGCTCTAGCAACATTAGCCGCAGACTGAAAAGCTCTAGCATTCTGAAGCCTTTTATTATGATCCTGCAATGCGCTAAGTTTTTCCATCTTAGCGTTTTCTTCATATTGCTGGGCTATCATAGCTTGCCGTTTTCTTTCAGCTTGCCCTGCTTGGATACTGCCCATAGCACTAACGGCAGATCCAATTAACTGTAAGCCTGCCGCCGATGAACCGCTTGCCGCTACTGCTGGAATACACATTAGAACGCCACCTCTACTATCATACCATTAACTTGCAAATCCAATGGAGCAATCTGAGATATAGTTACTCTTGGATCTTTGCTATATCCTAAAGCCCTAAATTCTTTTTTACCGCTTACCGCAACCCTTGGTAAAGAAGGATCAAAAGTAACATTTCTGACAATAAGATTTGTTCCATTAACAGATACACTTAATGTATCCTCAAGATCTAATGTTATCAAAGTAATCTTTCTAGGTCTGCCAGTTAACGGCCCTCCCACAACAGCCGCATCTAACGGCAATGTTTTTAAAACAGGAATAAACTTATAACCAATCTGAACAGACGTTGATTCTTTAACGGCACTCACATCAACTTCGCCGCCAGAAACTGTAAATTCACCAAGATATTCTGTGCCGTCAACAACATCAACAACAGCGTCATTTGCAAAATGACTGCTAACATCGAATACACCAGCAACTCCGGAAAACTCATTCGAGAAATCCATAAGTAAATCTTTATCAAACTGTTCAAGAAATAACTTATCTGTGCCAGAACCATCATCCCTTACTGTTACGCAAAACAAATCTTCATTAACTGAACAGATGCTATGGAAACGTCCTTCAGTTTCCCAATTCATCCACCCTGCTTTGTTTTCATTTCTAACTTGATAATATACACCAATCTTTCCATTATCCATAAGAAAGAACGCATAATTCCCTGGCCTGTCCAAAGAGCCTTTAACTGTAGCTAATTGAATTGGATTACTTATTAAATGGTTAGATAACAAAGAAACCATATTACCAACATAAGCACCTTCAGCATCAGAATACACATAATCCCTTACCGCAGTACCTGTAGCTTGAACAAACAATGTAGAACCATCCAAAGATTGTGGCCTAACATAACCTGTACCATATGGTGTCTGTGACGATATCTTCGCATTAGCTGGCGTTACACCGCTATCAGAAAATGCTGGAATATAAAACTCTTGCTCAGAAGCAAACACTTGCAGATCACGATTTGATACAAGATGTCTTATTGTGTTATTGACACCAATGTTTGCATCAAGATCAAGCGCATCATCTTCTTCAGCATCGCCAATGTCAAAGTTAAAATAAAACCCTGTCTTTGACCCCCAGATGCCGTCAGGCTGGCTTTGAGTGCCGCCAAACCACAATCTATCTTCATGGAACGTAATAGCCGCTGGGAAGCCTCTCAGGGACGAATATGATTGCTCAAACCAGTTAGTTGTAGCGGCAGAAGATTCTACTGTGGGTGAACCGCCACCATCAATAGTTGCACTGGCACTATGACCACAATCGTAATCATAGCGATTTTCATCAATAACTCTGTTTATTGTAAATGTGCCATTGACATTACTTGCGGCAATGCCACCTAACCCTGCGGCTTCAGCAATAACAATAGATGCGCCAGCAGATAATCCATGAAGAGGGTGCGTAACTTCTATTATGTTTGTGCCATTCTTTGTTCTTAAAGCATCAACACCTAATTGCGTTTTTAGCGTGCCTTGGATTGTTGCTGTAACTGTTGTTGCATTTGTATAAGCAGTAATTAATGCTTCTGTTTGATCAATTAATATTCTTGTTCCAACATGATCGCTAACAAAATAGTCTGCGCTAGATGTTAATGTAACGCCAGATCCAGTGGTTGCGCTAGCAGAAATAGTAACACCATTAGGTTGAAAATTATAATATGGTTGATAAACTCTATTGCCATCTAAAGATTGATCAAATGCAAAAACACGCACCTCAAAACTTGTTAAGCCTGTACGAACCAACATTCTGCAAAGAAAGTCTTGGTGTGTAAAAAACATAAAGTCGCCACGTTGAGCAAACGTGACTTGATTAATATTTGTATTGTCAATAGGGATAGCGTTAGTGTCAACATCTTGTGTGACTGTAGCTACTTTAGTTATAGAGCCAGACAAAGGTATTCTAAATATTTCAAACTGACCGCTAGATATAGCAACAATATATTTTTCATCTTCTGAAAAGATAAATGGTTCTATTCTAATTTGTTGCGTAAGAGAACTGTTGTAGACTTGAGAAAAAGAATCAATTAACTTTGTCCCAGGTCTTCTAATAACACCACCCTCTGCGCGAACAAAAAAGTTTCTAACTGTTTCACCAGCGCGAGTGTAAACATTAGAATCTGTTCTTGAGCGTAAAGAAGGACTAACTTCGCCAAAAGAGAAGTCATTTAAAGGAATCTTAATTCGAGCCATCAACTTCTCCTTTCGGAGATGAACCTCGATGTTACAAGCTTTCTTGATGTCTGCTGTTGTGAATCAAGAGTTTTAGCTTGTTGCATTAATTGTTGAGCCTTTTTTTCCATCATCATAGAAAGTTGCTCATCTCTTGCAATGCCAAGCGCAAAAGAACTAGCTAGCGCATACTCAACAGCAAGCGTAAAGTAACTTGGAAAATCAACCTCGAACGCCCTAAAAGTATAATCTAAAACAACTTGATCAGCCTCAGATGTATCTGAATATAATTTATTGCCATATATTCTATACTCAATCAAAAGATCATTTACAGTTGCGGCATGAGGCATAAGAAAGCCAGATGGCAATTGATATGCAAAATTAAAACGGCCTGTTGGTATATCTGTTAATCTATTTAACACGCTTTGATTTGTGGCAAATCTCCAGCGTGATGCACATAAAGCGGTGCGCACACTATCTTCATACAGATTTGCGGCCACAAGTGCCTCTGTGCTATCACTGTCAAAAGAAGTGATAGGATCAGCCCCAATTAAAATTAAGGCTCTTGATGATATATCTAAACCTGAGTTAGCTACTGTGGATGGCATATGAGTAAGGGGAGGGTTGCCCCTCCCCCCTCTCTTTAGTCAGTGTCAGTAACTGTGATTGCAGTACCATCAGCAATATCTACTGTGCTTCCATCATTAGAAAGCACAACAGAAATGCCAAGTGTTGGTGCATTGTTATCGTAAACAAAAACAACATCGCCAACATTCATCATGCTAGCCGCATTGTTAAAGTAACCTGATGCACGAACAACACTTAGTGCGTCTACAGAGGAATAAAACCACATATTGTAGCCACCACCAGAAGCCATATTAGTCAGGCCAGAAGCAGAATAAGCCATTTATTCCTCCTTATGTGTTGTTATCCAAGACTTCATAGACACCATTGTCATCAATGACAACAGCACCCATGGACATCATGGAAGTTGCAAGGTGTGACGCTTTTTGCGGCACATAGTTGATTTCAGTGGCAACATCAGAGTTAATCCCAAGACCAACAGCAGTTGTGTGGTAAGCCATATTCTTACCAGCAGTAACGGCTGAAGTTGAGAAAATCTTGAAGCCAAGGAACTCTTTCATTGTCATGCCGCCAGCATATGGCAGATTTTGTTCGCCAACAAAGTCGCTTGAAGCAAACTCAGTAATTGCAAACAAATCAGCATATCCTTTTGGATTCATGGCAATGTAGCGTCCACCGTCTTCTGGAATGTCTGCCGCACCAAAAGTTTCAAATACAGAAAGAAGATCTGCTTTTTCAAGTGCAGAGCTAGTATTATGAATTTGAGTTGCGTTTGCGCCAGCATCCATAGCAGTAATCAACAACTCATCAGTCTTACGACCAAGAGCGGCGGCGGCTGACATAGCAACAGCTTGACGCTCATCAATGTTGGTCTTCAACTCATCGAGTTTGTCGATGTATTCTGCGGCGTAGAAGTCAGACATTGTTGCTTCTACATTAGTGTGGACTAGCTCCATGCTAGTAATGTCGCCATTACGCGACTTGGTTGAAGCAGAACCAGCACCGATTTTTTGGAAACGTACAATGTTTCCGCGCACATTACCTACAGTACGCACAGTGTTGCGAAGTTTCGAACCCATGCGTTGGTAAGCCATGTGAACTTCAGTCTCGAACTGCTTAATAAAGGCTTGGTCAATAGTATTAGCCATCTTAAGCTCCTAAAAAGAAAGTTTCACTACAAAGCACAGTTGTCCGTTTCGCTCTTCAACCAGTTATCCCTATGGGGCTGTCCGTTAGAAACAGGCTGTATATTACTGGAATCTCACGGTAATTGAATCTGTGCAACGCACAAAACGTAAACAAGAGAAGCCATTTATGATTGTTGGTTCTTCCGCAAACATAAAGCCTAATGAACACAGCCACTTAATTGTATGCTCATGATCTAAAGGAACTACATTTTCAATAGTATCATAAAGAGATATCATGTAATTAACCATATTAATAGAAACTCTAACAAATTTTAGAGGGTTCTCATCAATTACATTTGACCCCAACATCCAAACAATGCCGCAGTTTATTTCAGAATGTGATAAAATAGGAGATAAACCAAACATGCAAACAGGTTCATCTTTATAAAGACCTGTCCATGTTATAGCATCTGGATTTGCAAGCGGCTCATGCAAGGCTCTCCAAGGGCTTGAACCATGAATCATGCACTCTCTTATGTCAGTAGAGCGAAGACGATGTTGTAAATAAGAAGCATGTTCGCTTGTTGCTTTTAATATTTTTACATCACCGTCTTCATGAAATGCATTAGCGGTAGAGTTTGGAAAAACCTTCTTGGACTTTTTGTACATATGATGGATCTCTCTTTGCTGGATTCCAATATCTATCGTCCATCATCATAGAACGCAGATCTTTTTCAGATGTTTGCGGTAGAATTTTTGAATCATCGCTAGGAGACGCTGAACCCATTTTTTGCATAATAAATTCTAAAGCCTCAATGCCTTTTGCTGTTGAACCAATTTGAAGTACAGCTTCTTTGTATTCTTCTGGAAAAAATTTGTTTGACCAAAGATCAACAGCTTCAATTCTTGCATCTGCATTATCACCAAGCTTCTGCTTTTCTGCATCAAGATCTGGCTGAGTTGCTTGAATAAATTCTGCATATTTGGCAATGCCAGCCTCAAACTCTTCTTGTGAGTATGCATTTTCAAATGCATGATTAGCCCACCAATTAAACAAATCATTGTCTGTTGCCAACTCTGGATCAATTGATTCTGGCAATTGATAATCACCAACTGAAGCTGGTCTGTTTTCAACAGCCGCCGCTTCAAATTCTTCAATTAACTTATTACGCAGTGCTTCCTCACCCTGCCCCATACGTTGCTCAAGAGAAGCATAAGAGTTTGCTAATTCTTCTGGCGACTTAAATTTTTCTGGCAACCATTCTGGACGCTCAGATACCGCCTCTTCAGATTGCGTTTCTACTGCTTGGTTTTCACTTTCCATTTGATCTCACCTTTTCTCCGTGAACAATACGTCTTTCAATTAAGCCAACAAGATACCTTTGCCCTTCCTGATGACGCAAAGCATCATTAGAAACGGCTGGCCCATTAACGGCTTCAATTGTTATTGAGCGTAAATATTTAAGGATAGCTTCGCCTGTTGGCGTTCTGAACAATGTTGTAAAGTTTTGAGAGATTTTATCTTCTTCAGATTTTACTCTTTCAAAACCGTCAAGACCCAAGTGTCGTGACATCTGGCATTTCACCTGTTTGTTGTGCTTGTTGTAACTGTTGTGCCATTTGGATCATCTGCTGTCTTTCAAAAGAATCTCTAACCAAGTTATCTGGAACGCCAAACTTCTTAGCAAGATAAACAGCAACATCTTCTGAACTAATTAATAAATTCAAAGTAGCTGGCCCAAATGTATTTGCAACCAAACCAATAAACCTTGAAACAGAAGCAATGTCTTGATTAGCTTGTGCTTGCGCTAAAGGAGACACAGATTTAACTTTTACTTCTCTTCCATTGATTGTTGGAATCTCGATTCTACCTTGTTTTTTAAGAATGTAAACTACTCTTTGCAAGATTGGTTGCACCATTTCAGCTTGCAATCTGCCAAAAGCAGAACCAATTCTTCTTGAAAGATCAGCCATTCTTTCTGCAACTTCAGTAGCAGATGCTGGTGTTCTGTTTGGGTCGCCAAGCATATCATTGTATAATGCACGTTTAATATTATTACGCATATCACCAAGGATAAGATTAGCAACATTAAAGTCGCCAGCAGAACGTATTGGTTGTAACCCAGCAGATCCTACTGCTTTTGGAATAATAGTCCCTGGGACTAGATTAATAGTGTCAGTATTTATAACGCCATCATCATCCATTTGATAAACGCCAGATATAGACATCTGTGCATTTTCAAGAATCAACTCAATAGTAAGGTTGGTTGTTTTAATTGCACTAAGCGCATTGACAAGTGGACCTCTGCCATAAATTTCACCAGATGCTTTAGACCAACGGAAACAAATATATGGGTTTGAGCCAACACCTTTAAACTGCTCAAAGAAAATAATATCTTGATTCTCTGCATCAATAACAAAGAAATCATGTTTTTCTTCGTTAATTTTTTCATAATTTTTACAAACCACTTCAATCAACCTAACTTTGGAATCAGGTGCGGTTTGCATCATTCGCATTAGTTTTTCGGAAAGTGTCGCCTTCGGATACGCAATAAGAATCTCCGAAACCTTGAGATTTCTTTCTCTATAAACATGGTCAATTTTGTCGTCGACACCAGTGTCCAGCACGACAGACGGAAGCGGTATCGCGTTAAAACGAATCGGCTGTATTGCATCACCTTCTTGCGCAAGCAAGACACCTGTGCCAACAGCCAAGTCCATAAAGCTTTCATGTACCTCTTGCCCAAAGTTAGAGTTTTGCAAAACCTCAAATACATATTCTGTGACCTCATCTAACTGATTATTAACATCGTCAGCTTGATCTTTTGGAATCTCAGATCCAGCAATTAAGTCTGCCCACCTAGCAAAGTTTGGCACTAATCCAGACTGCAATCTTGATGCAAATTCTTGAACGCCAACAACGGCAGTTTCATCAAAGATACGATCATCTCTGCGTTGCCCAGGGGTTTCAGAATAAAAACTCTGCCTCATTGGAAGAGCGTATTCATAACACTCATCAAACAATGGCTCAAATAATGCTCGCTGAGATTTGGCGCGATCATACATAGAAAGAAGTTGTTGCGCTGTTTTATGCATTAAAGCGTCTCGTCAATATAGCCTATGCCACCTTTAGACCCTGTAAGCAAAGACATGCCGCCAGAACCTTTTTTCTTTTTAGCAACTGTTTCCTCAAGGGCTTTTGCTTTTGCTTCCATTTTTTTTTGTTGCTCCATACGCTCTTGATTTTCACGCTCAATTGCAACATTTGGATCAACAGAGGGAGTTCTTGGGCCACTACCTAAACACATAACAAATCTCCTTTGTAAAACAACTACACAATGCATTTATGCATATCAACGCACAAATTACATTTTAGACCATAAACCTTGTCGTCTTTTTTTAGGTTGGCGAGTAAAGACATCAAAGTTTCTGCCAGCTTGAAAAGGTTTTGGTGTGATGGCCTGATTCCTTAATATTGCTCTACCCTCTCCACTGCCAAGCATTAGATATTGTAATGCGTCATGTATGTGTGAAAAATGATTCTTTTCTGGCTTATCATCATACCTTTCGCCAGATACTTGCATTCTTCTGTATTGGTATCCACCCTCAAAACCTTTGATAATTGTTTTGCACCTTGGATCAATTAACAAGCCAGAGTGACCATCAACCATTCTTCCTAGAGGTGCAGATACAGATTCCAAGCGCAATGTAACATCATTTGATGGTGCAGGGCGAGCATTTAATCCAGCACCTCTTAATATTTGAAATGGTGTTGATTCATCTGTCTGCGCACGAAAGTCACCAGCAGGGTCGCCAAATATAATTACCTCATTAGTTGAATAACGTGTAGCTAATTCCAATCTAAGCAATTCGCTAAACTTCACAATACCCATATCAAAAGCAACTAACTCTTGAAGTATAAGCCAACGCCCCCTAACTTTTTGTCCGATAACGCCAGCAGGGGTTAGACCGAAATCAAGCCCAACATAGATAGGAACATTGGCGGCAACAGGTATTTCTTCTCTTGCTACATGCACATCGCTTGCAAACATTGGGTACACAGGTTTACCGTCTTTGATACTTCCAAGGCGGTTCATCACATATACATCTATCCAACTTTTCGTCTTCCCCATTACGATGTTCTTGTAGTAGTCTTCCCTCATATTGCTTGCGTTTTCTGCGTTCGCGTTTCGCAAATATCCTATGATATTCCCCTCTTCGTCCTTCTCTTCTACCATCCCTGCCGCCTGAGTGTAGAACTTCCAATTGTCTGGTTTTACCAACATTCTTGCTTCTTCTTTTGTTATGTGATCTGGAATTGGAACTTCGCCTGACATGATGGGCCACCAATGATCCTCCTCTGGTGCGTTAGTATCAGCAATCACACCTGTCCAAGTGCAACCACCATCTTTCATAGAAGGGAAACGACCGACACGCATAGTACACGCATCAATAATTGACTTTGGTATTTCTCTTGCCTCATTGATCCATATGCCAGTTAATTCAAGAGACAAAAGTTTTTTTACATCCTCTGGCCTATCAAGCGCAAGAAAGATAACCTCTAGGTCAACGTCAGCTTTTTTAATGTGATGCGTATATGGAACAGACCATAGAAACTTGCCCCATGTTTCTTCTGGAAACCAATCTAACCATGTTTTAATTGTGGTGGTTCTTAACTGTGGGTTTGTATTTCTAATGATTGCCCATCGAGATTTACGAACACCTTCAGAGTTTTTTTCCTGTTGCAAAGCGCGGCGAAAGACTTCAATGCAACACCCTACTGACTTTCCCGAACCAACTGGACCACGAAGACCCCGAAAGAACGAATCATCTTTAAGAAACGATTTAAGAACTTCGCCATCTGGTTTATACTTAAAGTTGGTCAACTCTGTGATCCTTGCCAAATTTAATCATGCGTTCAATGACCTCTGGCCCAATAACGGCAATAACTTTATCAGCTTCACGATCTGTACAAAATTGCTCTGGATGGTGAACAAGGTGGACTTTCTTCACTATTGTGCGAAGCATGTCTCGCTCTTGCTTATTAAGTGTGTGTAAGAAACTCATCTATATTTCTTTGTCTTTTTAGCTATGGATTCAGGTTGTTTTGAAAATTGTTTACCCTGTTTTATAGCCTTTCTTTTTGCGGCTGTCGATGCCGCATATTCAGATGATGATAAATTTTTAATTGCAGCTTCTGGCAAATAACGCTCACCAGTTGCTTCAGAACCTTGCGTTGAAGGTTTGCCGCTCTTAGTGCGCCATTTTTGTTTTGTCCAAGCACGCAAAGATTTCTGTGATGGCTTCATGATGTATAACCGCCACCTTTAGCTTTATAAGCCTTTGCTAGCATCTGCGCCTTGCGAGCAGACCACTGACCAGACTTACCACCCTTATCGCCAGCCTTAATTCTTTCAAACAAAGCTTTGCGCATTTTAGGTTTTGTATAATTACCAGCTTCGTTTACAGGCATTACTTTTTCATCTTTGCTTTAACAATTTTTTTCTGCAACTCTTTCGGCAAAGTTTTTTGTTGCCCAGTAAGCATTGACTTCTTTGCTGGACGACCTACCTTTGAACCATAAGTACCTTTACCCATCGGCATGATTACTTTCCTTTCTTTGCTTCCTTTTGTTTCTGATATCTAGCTAAAAGCCTTCTGCCTTTAGCAACTGCACTTGCTTTATCGCCATTATGACCCCAAGCCACAAGTGACAATTTTAATCTGGTTGGTCTACCCTTCTCATCTTTAAGTGGGCCTTTAGCTGAACCCATCCTTACAAGAAAGCTTCCCTTCCTTCTCAACTTCTCTGGTGTATCTGCCGCCCCCTTTACAGGTGCTTTTAGATTCCCTTTCTTGCCAGACTTTGTGCGATAAGAGGCGCGACCTTTGGGATTTAGCCCACCCTTTGGATCTTGTCCCTCTTTGCGTTGCCATGCTGGTGTTTTACTCATTTAGGTGCATTCCCAAAAGAATCAAACCCACCTTGACCAGCATTACCAACATCAACGCCAGAAGTAGGAGATGAGAAATCTTTTCCACCGCCCTTTTGGTTTAACAATGTAGGCTTCTTTTTCTTTGCTGGTGTTGCAACAGAAGTTGTTGTTGAAGATTGCGATTTACTTCTGTTCATCATATTAAGACACATAATAATCTCCTAAGCCATCTAAGAATTCATAAACTCAGTTTCCATTCATAGCTGTGCGTTCTTCCACAACTTCTTCCAAAGTACGCCGCTGTGGTGGTATTGGCACTGACATTGATAGTTTATCTTCTTGTGGCTTCTGTGGTGGCAATGGAACGCCAGATTGAACTTCTGCTGGTGCTTCTTGTGGTGCTTCTTCAGCTTCTGCGCTTTGAAACAAAGTTGCTGATATAGTGTCCCACAAAGATTTGCGTCTAGGTGTCATAGGGCCTTCAAGATTGAAAGTCTTTGATGCAACATCAAACTCAGGCTCAAAAGCATTTGGAACAATTTCTGGCTCATTAGGAATAACAATACGAACCTTCATGTTGTTTGGGTCGCCCTCTGCCATTAACTTTTCACCAAAATATCTGGCGTAAAAATATGGACTCCATGTTTGTGACTGCTTCACAACTGTTTCGCTAAAGGTATCTACTTCACCAGAACGAGCAAAATCATATATATCGTGTACAACATATTGCCCATTAACTTTTGAAAATGTAAAAGAACCAAGCGCAAGCTTCAACTGTCTAGCAATGTTTTGTTCCGCTTCAGCAAGCTCAGAAGCAGAAAGAGATTCATCGTCAAGACCAAACAGCTTGTTGTAGTCCCTATAAGTGACAACCCTGCTTACCTGACCATCTTTCAGATCAGGAAACAATGTCTGCCCCATCATGCGCAATACTTCTAAGGTTTCGCCGTTAACATCTTTCTCAGTTAATACCTTCTTACCGCCACCAAGAAACTCTGGCGTTAGAGCATTCATAATACCCTTTAAATAAAAATTCTGGTGTTCTTTCAGAAGTGGTTTGGCTTCTACATCTTCTAGTGTGTAAAACATGAACCTTGTGGCCTAAAAAATTTTTGCAATGTTGCAATATGCGCTAATGCTTACAAAAACATCAACGCACAAATCTCGCATGTATCCATAAGCAGAAAAACACCAAAATCAACATAGGTTGCAAAAACACAAACAAGATTAAATTCCACGCCTCATAAGATATGCCTGTCATAGTCTCTAACCAAACTATGGCATCAACGCATAACCAAAAGAACCAATCAATATACTCAGTCATTGCATATATGCTACAGAACCTTTGTGGCAATAATGTGATTGAAGGGCGGGGTCGAGGGGGGACAGTGCAAGTTTTTGACCCCCCACTAGACTGGATCATATGGTCGCTGGCAGAAAATTGCCAGCACCCATGTCAATCCGATTGGGCAAGCCCATAGCGGATTGACTAACAATGTCTTGCCCATTCGGGCAAGGCCTTATGATAAGTCTATGTTGACAGAGATATCCCCAGCGTGCAAGTGCATATGCCGCTCAGGGGCTTTGAAGCCAGCTCTGTCCAAGATGTCCTTGCTAGCTTCCAACTGTACATACTCTGACTTCGCCCCTGTCGCTAACTGAACAAGCTTGCTAGCGGCAACCGTAGCAGACACGCCCATAGTCTCACCAATCCTCTGCATCATATAGGCTTGCACATGCGGAAGCCGCAAAGCCTTGCTGGCTGTCACTCTTCCAGCCTCACCCTTGGCATATCCAGCCATCCCAGCGGCTTCCTTGATACTGCACCCATTTGCTACGAGCGCATCCACAAGTGCTGTCTGTTTAGTAGTTAATGGTCTACTCACTGATGTCATCACCTTGCCTCTGAACCCCCCCTGTGTCCCCCCCTTATGCCGCATTCTGCTACCAGTGTCAACGCACATTACTACCAAACAAAGCCCCTGCACACTTCTGCGCAGAACTGGCATCTTTCTTCGCGGTGTAGCTTCTTCATACCTCGCGGATGTTCCCATGTCTGGCTCACCCCCTGCACCCTCGGACATGCCACCCCCACTCGTGCAACCGCCTACGGCTACAAGAGCCTGCCCGCACCACTCGCCTTCGGCGACCGTGTTGGCTCTTGTTTGCCCTCGCTTCTGGGGTGGCTATGTTTCGGGTAAGCAGGGGGATTCCCTGCGACACTTGAAACCCTTGGAGGTAATTATGAAGAAGTCTACAGCGAAGAAATTAGCCGAAGTTCTACTAGAAGTGTATGCAGAGGCTCACACAGAAAACACAAAAAACTATCCACTAAGAGGAATGCTATCACAGATGATCAATAGAACATCTTGGCTTCCAGAGGCAAAACTGAATGATGCCGCACGGCATACAGCAACCGTGCAAGCACTCATCTCAGAAAGCATTGCACAGGAATCCGACATCAGTGGCAAAGTCACGATGCAACCAATGGCAACATCAGTCATTGGTGCGGCTCACTACGATGAGTACAGGGTGCAACAAAATATGCGGTTTGCAGAGAAAGATGAGTTTGAAGCTGGTCTGCACAGCGCATGGCATCAGGTGATGAAAGAAGCATTCACAGAACTGACAGGTGAGAAGTTTGTGCCGAACAAACAGCGCAAACCAAGCCGCCCAAATGTTGGCGAATGGTTAGCGCAACGCACAGCGTCATAACGCTATAACATCATAGTGTCAGGGGATACATTCCCCTGGCATTTTACAGGTAAAATAAAATAGCCAATCTCTGGCGTAAATGTGTGCGCCCAGATTGGCTATTCTTGTGGCTAAAATAGATACTTTGTCCACCCCAACCGATTTAAATTTGCAATCGGCAACAATGCAAAGCTGATGAAATCAATTCAAATGGAGATGATTATGCTTACCAAATATGAATGTTTAGGATGCGCTTTATGCTCAATCTTTTTTGTTATGTTAACTGTCGTTGCCATGTCTTGGCATATGATATTCGTTGCCATAGCATTTACTTTTTGCGCCATG